GACGCTCGGCGCCAGCACCACGGCGTATAGCGCCACGAACGAGATTTCGGGCACGAACTACAGCGCCGGGGGCAACTCCCTGACCCGCATCGACCCGACCTCCTCGGGCACCACGGCTTATGTGGACTTCGCGGACCTCGTGTTCTCGAACGTCACGATCTCGGGCGTGCGTGGCTGTTTGATCTACAACAGCACGGACAGCAACAAGGCCGTCTCGAGCCATGACTTCGGCTCGGACAAGGCTGCCACGGCGGGTGACTTCACCCTCGTCATGCCCACGGCCGACGCGAGCAACGCGATTCTCCGCCTTGCCTGATGACCGTACTCCTACGCATCGGCCAGCGTGAACTGATCCACGACCACTGCAAGGGCCGTCGATTTCAGGACTGCGTACCGGAACACCAGCGTGTCCGGTTGCAGTTCGATGACGGTTACGAGGTGGACGTGGATTGGTCCACCGCTGGGCCGGAACTGAGAGAGGCACGGCAACACCTCATTCTGACGAATGAGCGTGCCATGCCCTCCCAGTTTGGCTACGTCAGGGGGAAAGAGGTCAAGCACGTCGTTACCGATGGGGAGCGCCTGTATCTGGCGTTCACCGACGGACACGAGCTGGTGATTCGGTGGGAGAGAGACCCTGACGTCAGGGCGATCAACTGCACGGTGGTGATGCCCAGCGTGTCACTGTCTGGGAAGGCTTGGGGATGACAACGCAGAACCTCGAAATGGTCAGCGGCGATGCGGTGGTGCTCGAGATCACCATCATCGACTCCACCACCGAAGAAGCCGTGAACCTGGCGGGCTGTACTGCGACGTTCGTGGTGGCTAGGGCGAACAGTCGCCGTCTGCTGCTCACGAAGACCACGAGTGACGACATCAGCATCACGGACGCCACCGCGGGGCGTATCGACGTCTCGCTGAACTCGGACGACACGGACAGCAAGGCGGGCTCGTACTCCTACGAACTCCAGATCACGGACAGCGCCGGGAACCGCAGCACCCCCCTGTACGGGAACCTCGAGATCGTCCGAGATTTGATCGAGTCATGATTAATGTCTCGGTCGAGGCTGATATCAAGAGGGCCATGCAACTCTTGAACCTGCTCCCCAAGGAAGCGGAGAGGGCGGCCTACAGGGCGATCAACAAGATCGCGGACGAGATCAAGAAAGACTCGTCAAAGCAGATATCCCAGTTGACGGGCATCCCCCCGGTAGATGTGCTGGCACGGATGTACGTGGAGGGGGCTAGTGCAGGAAGGCTTCTAGCCAAGGTGAGTGCGCTCCCCTCCGCTAAGAACGTGGGCAAGTACAAGGGCGCCAATGTGCGCCCACAGCTCGCCCTGACCAGCCATGCAGGGTCGGGCGTATCCCTGCGCGCATGGGGCAAGCCTAACTTCTATGACAAGGCGTTCGTCATGGGAGCACAGAAGGACATAGGCGCCATACCTCGTAAGGTGTGGAAGCGCACAGGGCCGGGCAAGGGCGACATCACCAGCAAGGTCTGGGGACCGTCCATTCGCAAGACGTTCATGTGGCCCAAGGTCAGGACGAGGCAACTGGAGATTATCCAGAAGCGGTGGCCCTACCACTTCGAGCGATACCTGCGAGGGGAGCTGGTCAAGCTGGGCAAGGGCGACGCACTCAAGGGTGTGAAGAACGTGCTACCTGGTATCGGTGGGCCATCCATCGAGTGACGCGCACCGCGCTGGTGCGTGGAATGCACACACCAATTTCGCGGGTCCCTCTTGACGATTGCGTGCGGGTTGGTCCGTGGCCGCACCTTTCCCCTAGCGCCAGAATTTTCTAGACAGCAACCATGAAAGAAGTTTCCGGCAGCGAGCTGGCCGCGCTGACCGGGAAAACCTGGCGCACGGTCAAGGAACGGCTTGAGAAGGCCGGTGTGCAGCCGAAGCGCAGGGAGGGGCCTGCGGACCTGTACGACTCCGTGCTCGCGCTGGCGGCCATATACGTCGGCGACGCGAGCGATTTTGACAACCAGCGGGAACGTCTCGCCGCGGCGCAGGCCGAGAAGGTCGAGATGGAAAACGCGGTCCGTCGGGGTCAGTTAACCGAGATCGAAGCCGTGGAACGTGCGTGGGGTGGGTTCGTGATGAACGCCCGCGCGCGGCTCTTGGGCATGGGCACGAAGTTAGGCCCGCAACTGGTGAACATTGGAGACGCTGCAGTCATCGCCGCCGCTATCAGGACTGAGTCCCGCGCAGCCCTCGCTGAACTCGCCGACTACGTCCCTGACGGAAGCCCTGGCGAGAGCGACGAGGCTGTGCCGCCCCCCGCCGGAACTGACGGTAAGCCAGTGGGCCGACGTCGAAAGAAGGCTAAGTAGCGAGTCGAGCGCGGAGCCGGGGCAGTGGAGGACTGACCGCGCCCCCTTTCAACGCGGGTTGATGGATGCGGTAAGCGACCCCGCCGTGCGGGAAGTCGTCGTGATGAAGTCCGCCCAAGTGGGGTGGACCGAGATTCTGCTGAACGTGATCGGCTACCACGTCCATCAGGACGCGAGCCCGATCCTTCTGGTCCAGCCGACGCTCGAGATGGCGGAAGCCTTCTCGAAAGACCGTATGGCGCCGATGGTGCGGGACACCCCGTCACTGCGGGACCGGATCGCGGATGCGCGGGCGCGGGACTCGGGCAACACGCTACTGCACAAAACCTTTCCCGGCGGTCACATCACGATGGCCGGGGCGAACAGCCCCGCGGGGTTGGCATCGCGGCCGATTCGGCTCGCGCTGTTTGACGAAGTTGACCGCTTCCCCGTGTCGGCGGGCGCGGAGGGAGACCCGATCTCCCTCGGCCGAAAGCGCACGACGACTTTCTGGAACCGCAAAACGCTCATGGGCTCTACGCCAACGATCAAGGGCGAGAGCCGAATCGAGGCGGCGTTCGAGCAGGGCGATCAGCGGTACTACTTCGTGCCGTGTCCGCATTGCGACGAGTTCCAGCGACTCGTGTGGGCACAAGTGCGATGGGACGAGGGCTTACCGGATACGGCCCGATACGTCTGCCAGCACTGCGGCACGCTGCTAGGGGACGCAGACAAGGCGCAGATGTTGCGCCAGGGAGAGTGGCGGGCGTCGAAGCCTTCAAACGGCATCGCCTCGTTCCACATCTCTGAGCTTTACAGCCCGTGGGTGACGTGGGCGGAAATGGCCCGTTCGTTCCTCGAGGCGAAGCGCCTGCCGGAAACCTTGCAGGCGTGGATAAACACTTCCCTCGGGGAGACGTGGGAGGACCGCGGCGAGACGGTGGAGCCGACGGGGCTACTCACCCGCCGGGAGTCGTACACCTCGAACAGCCTGCCGTCGGGAGTGCTGCTCCTGACGCTGGGGACGGACGTTCAGGACGACCGCCTAGAGGCGACGGTGTGGGGCTGGGGTCGGGACGAGGAAGCGTTCCGCGTCGCGCATTTCGTGCTGCGGGGCGACCCCGGCTCGAGCGCGATCTGGACCGAGCACGACGACCTATTGCGAAAACGGTTCCGCACCGACGACGGGCGGGAACTGATGATCGAGGCGTGCGCCATCGACTCCGGTGGTCACCACACTCAACGGGTCTACGAGTACGCCGCGCAGCGGAAGCGGTTCCGCGTGTGGGCGGTCAAGGGCATGGCCGGTCCCGGTCGATTGGCGTGGCCGAAGAAAGCCTCGCGCGCGGGTAAGACCGCGGCGCAGTTGTTCATCATCGGCGTCGACACGATCAAGGATGTCCTCTACGGGCGCCTGAAACGAGTGACGGAGCCGGGACCGGGTTACGTCCACTTGGATGCGACGGCGGATGAAACCGCCGCGCAGCAGATCACCTCGGAAACGATGGTCTACCGCGTCGTCCAGGGGCGACGGGTGCGGATGTGGAAGCCGAAGACCATCGGCTCCCGTAACGAGCAACTGGATACGTTTGTGTACGCCTACGCCGCGATGATCGGGCGCGGCGGGTCGGCGGTCGTTGACCGTCGGCAATCGTTCCATGTGGAACAACCCGTTGTCGAAACACCGGAACCGCAAGCGGAGCCGGTGAAACCGCGACGGCCGGTGCGTCGCCCCTCGTGGGTCACAGGTTGGAAGTAATGGCAGAACCTACGTTTTTCTATGCGGGCGACACGGTCGAGTGGACCAA